CCTTACAAGCTCAGTAGGAGGTGCTACAAAGGGTTTTAATCTTTTAAAGATAGCTATTATAGGTACAGGTATTGGTGCTTTATTGATAGCTATTACAGCAGTTACAGCAGCGTTTACATCATCAGAAGAAGGGCAAAATAAGTTTGCTAAAATACTTGCGGTTGTTGGTTCTGTGGTTGATAACCTTGTGACTTTGTTATCTGATTTAGGTGAAAAGATTATATCTGTTTTTGAAAATCCTAAACAAGCTATAAAAGATTTTTCTAATTTAATAAAAGAAAATATAGTAAATAGGTTTGAAGGTTTAATGGAACTTATACCAGCACTTGGTAAGGCAGTTTCTTTATTATTTAAAGGAGAATTTTCAGAAGCTGGGAAGGTTGCTGCGAATGCAGTTGGTAAAGTTGCTTTAGGCGTTGAGGATGTTGTAGGTAAAACAGAGGCAGCAATAAATGCTACTAAAGATTTTGTTGACGAAATAGTAAAAGAGGGAAAAATTGCTGGTCAAATAGCAGACCAAAGAGCAAAGGCAGATAAATTAGATAGGGATTTAATAATTGAAAGAGCAAATGCAAATAGAGATAGAGCAGACTTATTAAATAAAGCAGCTGACAGAGAAAATAAAAATGTACAAGAAAAAATAGGATTCTTAAAAGAAGCTGGGCAAATAGAAGAAGATATAACTAACAAAGAAATTGAAGCAGCTAATTTAAGGTTACAAGCAAAGATAGCAGAAAACGAACAAGCCAATTCAACTAAAGACGATTTACTTGAAGAAGCTAATTTAAAAGCAAAATTAATTGATTTAGAAACTGCTAAATTAAGAAAGGCAAAACTTGTTACTACTCAAATAGCAACTTTAAATGCTGAAGCAAGAGCAACAGAAGTAGCGGCAAAAGCAGCACAAGATTTAAAAGATAAAGAAAAAGATGCAGCTGAATTAGAAGCAGCAAAGAAATTAGTAGAATTAAAAGGGCAAATTGCAACTGCTTTAGCGTTAAGTGAAGATGAAAAAAGAGCATTAGAAATTACAAAAATACAAGCGCATTATACAAAACTTATTGAATTAGCAAGGGCGCAAGGAATATTGACTGCTGAATTGGAAGCTGAACTTAATTTAGCAAAAGACGAAGCTACTGCTGCCATTGCAGTTAAAACTGAAGAAACAGAGGCTCAAACCCAAGCTGATTGGCTGGCAAGATACCAAGAAAGGATTGGTAAAATTAGCGCTGTTGTTGACCTTGTTGGTCAAACTTTAGGAGTTATTGCTAAAATGCAACAAGCTAATTTCGACCAAGAAAATAGAGATGGTGACCAGTCCGAAGATGCAAAAGAAAAACGAGCAAAGAGACAATTTAAAGCACAAAAAAAATTAAATCTTGCTATGGCAGTTGTAAATGCTTCACAAGGAATACTTTCATCTTTAGCGCAAGCGCCAGTAGCAATTGGGGTTGTACCAAGCCCAGTAGGTATTGCTTCTTTGGCAGTAGCAACAGCAGCTGGAATAGCAAACATAGCAACAATAGCAAAAACTAAATTTTCTGGCGGAGGTGGAACACCTCCAGCACCTCCCGAAGTGGGACAAGTATCATCAGCACCCCCAGCATTTAATGTAGTAGGTCAATCAGATACAAATCAATTAGCAGATGCAATAGGAGGACAAACACAACAACCAGTACAAGCATTTGTAGTTGCAAATGAAATAACTACTGCACAAGAATTAGAACGTAACATAATTGATGGTGCTTCAATAGGATAAATGCAAATTTAAAAATTAAATACGTTATATAAATATGAAAATAATAGAGCTAATATTAGATGAAGAACAAGATGAAATTGGAGTAGATGCAATTTCTATTGTAGAAAGTCCAGCTATTGAATCTGACTTTGTTGCGTTAAAGAATGAAGAAATAAAACTTGCAGAGGTAGACAAAGAAAAAAGAATACTAATGGGTGCTTTGTTAATACCAAATAAACCTATTTATAGAAATGGAGATGAAGGAGAATATTATATTTATTTTTCAAAAGACACAATAGTAAAAGCATCTCAGTTATTTTTACAAAATGGTAATCAAAGCAATTCAACATTAGAACACTCAAAAGCACTTAATGGCTTAACATTAGTTGAAAGCTGGATAGTAGAAAGTGAACAGGATAAGTCAAGGCATTATGGTTTAAATGTACCAGTAGGAACTTGGATGGGTTCAGTAAAAGTTAATAATTCTAAAATATGGGAAGAATATGTCAAAACTAAAAAAGTCAAAGGATTTAGCATCGAAGGATATTTCGCTGACAAGATGGAGCAAAGTAAAACGATGGATAAAGAAGATATGGAGGAAAATATTTCCAAAGAAATAGTAAACCAAATAAAAAATATCTTAACTAAGAATGAAAAGTAATAGCAATAAAACTTTTATACCAAGTAGAACATCTCCAGATGGCGGTAATCGTGCTTGTTTATGCTGGGATACTAATACGTATTCTATAAGTTGTTGTGATGGAGATATAAGGGCGCAAGGCATAGGAGTTATTACAAGAACAGATTGAAAATGCAAAATATAAATTAATAATCGTTATATATATAATTATGAAACAAAGTGAAATGTTAAATCAAATTAAAACACTTCTAAATATCGAGGTAAAACTTGAAGATATGAAGTTAGAAAACGGTACTGTTGTATCTGCTGAATCTTTTGAAAAAGGTAAAGAACTATTTATTGTTACTGATGATGAGAAAGTAGCAATGCCAGTAGGGGAATATTTGCTTGAAGATGGTAGATTAATAGTAGTTGAAGAAGAAGGTCTTATTGCAGATGTTAGAGAAGTATCTGATGAAGTACCAGCTAAAGAAACTGAAGAAGGGGAAGAAATTACATCTGATTTAAAAGAAAAAGAAGAAACATACGCTGAAGAAAGTGATATGATGAAAGATATGATGGGTAGAATACAAAACCTTGAAGATGCTATTGCTGATTTAAAAGATGATAAAAAAGATAGAATGGAAGATGTTGATGAGGTTAAGGAAGAAGAAATGTCCGATGATTCTCAAGCGCCTTTAAAATCAAGAACAGTAAAAGAAGAATTTTCTGAAGAAGTTTTAAAAGAAGAACTTTCGGAAGCATCTGCAAAACCAATTAAACATAACCCAGAAGCTGAAACAAAACAAATTAAAAAAGTAGAATTTGGCAAAGGAAAGTTTAACACAACTTTAGATAGAGTATTAAATAAATTAAACAAATAAAATGAAAAAAAGAAACGTAAATTTAGCGACAACTACTAACATAACTACAACTTATGCTGGAGAATTTGCTGGGGAATACATCGCAGCAGCTTTATTGTCTGCATCTACTATTGATGATGGTGGATTAACTGTAAAGGCAAACATTGCTTTTAAAGAAGTAATTAAGAAATTAGCAACAACTGCTTTAGTGACTGCGGCTGGATGTGATTTTAACCCAACATCAACAGTAACATTAACTGAAAGAATAATTCAGCCAGTTGAGTTACAAGTAAACTTACAATTATGTAAGTACGATTTTGTAAACGATTGGGAAGCTCAATCAATGGGTTACGGATTAGGGCAAACTTTACCACCTAAATTTTCTGACTTTATGATTGCTCACGTAGCAGCAGAGGTTGCACAGAATACAGAATTTTGTATTTGGCAAGGAGATACAGGAGCTGGTACAAACAATTCTTTTGATGGATTTGAAAAATTAATTGCAGCGTCAGCAGCAGCAGGAGATATTCCAGCAGCACAGCAAGTAGCAGCAGTAGGTGGTGGTGTAAGTGCAGCAAATGTAATTGCAGAATTGTCTAAGGTTGTAGATGGTATTCCATCAGCATTATATGGTAAGGAAGATTTATTTCTTTATGTGCCAAGTTCAATAGCGAAATTCTATGTACAAGCATTAGGTGGATTTGCAGCAGCAGGATTAGGAGCAAATGGTGTAAACAATATGGGGACACAATGGTGGAACAACGGAAGCTTAACAGTTAACGGTGTTAAAATATTTGTATGTCCAGGAATGTCAGACAACAAAATGTATGTTGCGCAACGTTCAAATCTATACTTTGGAACTGGATTATTAAATTCAACACAAGAAGTAAAAGTCTTGGATATGGCAGATTTAGACGCTTCAAACAATGTTAGAATGGTAATGCGATTTACATCAGGAGTACAATTCGGTATTGCTTCTGACCTAGTTGAATACGCTTAAAATTAATAATTAATCAATAGAAAGGGTAAGTGGTTTTATCTGCTTACCTTTTTTTTTAAAATCATAAAAAACAATGGCTTGTACATTAACGACTGGGAGAAAAATTCCTTGTAAAAGTGCCTTTGGCGGCATAAAGAGAGTTTACTTCGCAAACTTTGGAGAACTTACTGGGATAACGATAGATGCAACTACAAAGGAAGCTACTGTAACAGGTAGCCCAACTTGGTACGAATTTGATGTAAAAGGAAATTCATCTTTAGAAACTACTGTTACAAGTAGTAGAGAAAATGGAACTACTTTTTACACTCAAACTTTAAATTTAACATTAACGTTTTTAGATGCTAAAACGCAAGCAGCACTACAAACAATGGCAGTAGCACGCCCACACATTGTTATTGAGGACTACTACGGAAATAGCTTTTTGTGCGGATTTGAAAATGGGATGGAAGCAACAGGTGGTACAGTAGTAACTGGAGCAGCAGCAGGAGATTTAAGTGGGTTTACTTTAACGTTTGAAGGAATGGAAGAATTAGCACCATTCTTTTTAGCTTCAGCAGTAACTGGAGATGCAGAACAGATTGTTCCAACACCAGCAGATATTCCTCCACTACCTTAGAGGAT